AGTCCATCCATATGAATGTTTTCTTGCTTTACTGTATTGAGTAGCAGTAAATCTAACATCATATTTTTGAAGGATTCTACCATCACTCATAAAAGCTAAAGTTTTTCTTCTCCAATCTACATCACCATCATCTTTATTATCTTCTTTTTCTAATCTTGCTAACTCTTGTCTACCTCTTGCAGAAAGTTTTGCTTCACCTAATTTTAAATATTTTTTTCTAGCTGCATCTTTACCAATTTTTTTAAACTCTTTTTGACTGATTCCTGATTTAAAATCTCTATCACCTGAATCAACTAGGTGCCATTTTTCATCTTTTGTACCATACACCCATCTTTTTTCACTTTCTCCTAAATATTTATCTACTAAATCCATTTTTTACCCCCATATTATTCCATACCCTTCATGTGATTCTTCAAGTCTTAAAGTTTCATCTAATCTTTCTTTTTCTGTTGTCCCTTCCTGTAGCAATGTATCCCCATCTAACCCTATTCCTATATTGCCGATAGAATTAAAATTGGCAAATTTACTTCTGATTCTACCTAGTACAAGTTTACATTCAGCTAAAGCATAGTCAAATATCCAATCAGAAGTATAAAAATGCTCATCTGAATCCCCTCTTTTCCATGTAGACAATTTAGGATCACTTTCCATACTTCCATAATGACTACCTTCAATCATATATGATCTGATGAGTACAAACCCAGGGGAGTCATAAGTAGCTTCTTGACCATTTTCATCTGGTAACAGTAAAGCATTTCCTGAAGGTGGTTGAGGATGTACTTCTAACTGATTGGTGTATTTATGATATTTGTAATTATATATGGAAGGAGTATATCTATCTAATGTTTTTAAGAAGTCTAATGCAACATGATAACTGATTAGTGAATGTCCATATCCACCGGAAAACATTGCAGGATGGAAAACCCCTCTTGTATATAAAAAATTTTCAACAGTAAATAAAGTATTGATACCGTATTCTGATCCTTGATCATCATAATCAACAATATCTACAACACCTATAGGTAGATCATAAAAATTTTGACCTGCCAGAAGTAAAGTAGTAAAATAGGTTTCGACAATCGAATTTCCTGCTCCCCATTTTACCCACTTATATTTTGCATAGTCTATTGTATCATAAATTTGCTGTTGAGTTAGCTCAACTTTTATTACGGGATATCCCAATCTTCTTTTTATCAGTTCTGCTAAATCAGACTTACTTTGTCTAATATCTAATGGCATAATTCTAACTCCTTAGTGTTTCTAATTATTATTTATATATTTTAACTAAAAACAGTTGAATTGGTTAACCAACTCCAATCATCAATATCATCTTCAATATCTGATAGAATACCCCATGCATCATCTTCTGCATTAACATCTCCACCCTTAAACTGCCATTCTTCATCTAAAATATTCATTTCAAATAGGTAACAGGCCCAAAATAAAGCATCAACACAATCATCATTTTTATCTTTACCATAAAATTTGTTCTCATCTTCAATATAAGAACCTAATTGCTCAATAGTTTCCTTATCCTGTAGCTCTATACTTCCATCTTCTATTAATTTTTTCATTAATAGAACAGCTTTAGGTTTAGTATTTCTGTTTGATCTGATACCAAGACTAGCTGTTTTAGCACCTGAATTAACCAAATGCTCATTTTCCCAATGCCACCATAATTGACCAATGACAGCAGAACCTTCTCCATTATTCTCACATAGGATATGTGCATTATTGTAGTAGATGGATAATCTATGAATGATTTGTGAAAACTCATAAACGTCTGTTAGATTATCTTCGAATACTGCAACTTGTATCATGTCAATAGGCAACACAGAGTTGATTCTAAGGATTTGAATGGTTGAAAAGTGCTCCCCTGTACCCTTTGCAGGATCAACACCAAGGACATATTTAGCACCATCAATAGGTTTCTCCCAAACTCTTAATCTATCCTTCAAATCATACATTCTTGGGTCTCTACTCATGGTTAACAATGTTCTTAATACTTCAGGATTGATAACAGTATTGGTTGAACCAAGGAACTTACAGGCAAACTCTTGATTGAATCCATGAATTCCAAGGTTAGCAATCTGTTCTTTGGCCCATGCCTTATCTCTGTTAGGTACAGCTTCCCATGTGACTTTGAATGGTATAAAAGAATTTTCCTTTGATACTGCTTGACTATATAGCCTATGGAAAATGTTAAACATACCATTAGGAGTAGATATGATTACTATTCTTGATTTTTGAGAAGAAGAAATGGTAGGATAATTTGAAGACCAGAATTCATCAGCATTATTTGAGGGAACAAAAGCAAACTCATCACAGATAACTAAGTTCATAGGCCATCCACGGAAAGCATCTTGAGTAGTAGCTGAAATAATCATCTTTGATCCATTATCAAAGGTAATGGAAGTCTTTGCCCATTCAGTTACCCCAGGTTTTAGCCAAACTGGAAGTGACTCATACATTTTTTTGATGTTATCTAAAATTCTTTTAGCTGAAGACTCCTTATTAGATACTATTCCAATATTTTTGTTATCGTTAAAAATTGCATACCATAAAGCATAATCAGCTACAATGGTAGTCTTTCCTGATTGCCTTGCCCATAGACCGATAAAGAATCTATTTTCTTCTAAAATCTCTAAAGTTTTTATTTGATATTCATATGGATCAAATAGTACTTCACCAAAGTCTAATGTGATAATTTTCACATAGTTTCTTGTAAAGTATAAAATATCATCTCTACACAATAAAAGCTCTTGTACTTGATGATCTGTATATTCTATTTCAACATTTGGTCTTTTTATATATTCATTGTCATACCGTATAGCCATACTTTTACCCTCAATTATAAATATCCTACTTAATACTTATATTTTTTAAGGGTATTTTTCTAATTAATCGTCATAAAAGGGGAGTAGTAAAGAGAAAATACTTTAAATCGACATGAAAGGGGATTAAAATAATAAATAAAGATATGGATACTACGAAAATAAGAGAATTCAAAAGACATGTAGAAAACAATCTTGTAACTCCTATAAATATGCAAGAGTGTCAAATCCGTAAAGGTAAAGGACTTATTAATGGTAAGTCTTATAAATTATGGACAGCAGACCTATGGACAATAGAAATATGTGATCATCTTTTAAATTCAGAAGCAAATGAAAACAAATATCCTGATGATTATCCATATAGAGGGGAATTAGAATATCAGGTATGGGAAACATGGAAACATAAAGTCAATATGTATAAAAACCTTATTAAGATAAAGGACGAATCAGACACCATTGTAATAGGTGAAGTGGGAAGGGGAGTTGATCTATTATTAGCTCAAATGATAAAGGATTGGAAACACATCCTTGCATATGACCATGCTCTACCATATGAACCCCTTTTAAGGTTATGGTTTAAAGGATATGAATATTACACAACAAGTACGGCAAAATTCTTAACAACAGACAAGTATATTAAATCAGAATGCATTCTGATTATCAATGAGACCAAGTTCAGGAAATGGGATAAAATCAATCAAAATATAAAAAATATCATATGGAATGGAGAGTATCTTTATAAATAGAGAATATGGATACTATATGGATACTATAGAATGGGGAATTGCACAAGCTGGATTATTGGCAGCACTTAATGCTGCTTCACATCAACATTCAATGAATCTGATTAGTCAGGCATTTCTGGCAGAAGATATGCCAAGTGATATAACTGAAGCAGTTGGTTCAAAGAAGATAGCTGAAGCTGATCTTGCTCGTAATATCTTGCACAAGATTTACTTAGATTATGCACAAGATTTACTTAGATTATAAACCTGCTGCTATAATGGCATTTCTTGGAGATAGACAGAAATTATCAATGTAGAGTTTTGAATGTCCATCAATTTTGGTCTGAAGATACAAACACCACCTTAGATACTTGCCTATTTTCTTCACTACGACTTCGGGAAGTGAATATCCTGCTGTTTTCCCTTGGCAACATGGCATGAGCATCAGATAATTCGATTTGGACGTTCTATGGATGGATAAGACGGTTTCAGCAAGGTCAACACAGGGATGGACAGACATAATTATGGTTTTTATATGAGGATGTATTTTTTTAAATGTTTTTACTGTCAATCCCCAATCTTCTTTTTGGATATCACTATTAAAATACTCAAAATTTTTAACTTTTGACCATTCTCTTTCTCTTGGACGTATATCTATAGCAAAACAAGATACATTTTTGAATAGAAAGGAAGCTATCACAGAAGTAAGTGCATTACCTGCACAAAAGTCAAAAATTTGATATTGAAAGTCTTTCTTTTTTAGAACAATTTTTCTTAATATCTTGATCATTGCCATTGATTCAGTAATTTCTTTTTCTAGTCTTTGAACAGGCAACACAACATCAAGAATTTCAGGATTACAATTTAAATCATTAAATTCTTCAACATATTTCATTTCTTATCTTTCTTTTTCTGTTTCCATATTTTACTATATCTTTTAGGTTTGATAATAAATACTAAAGATATAACTAATAGAGCTAAGATATAATCAGGCATCATTTCAAATTTTTACCTTTGACTCTAATCCATCTTTTCTTTTTGATATCGTATATGCTATTTTTAGAATAGAAACGTAAATCAGGATTGAAAAACTTTTTACTTTCTTTTTCCAATTCCTGTTTTTTTAGGAGTACTATATAATCATAAGCATCTTTAATAAACCTAAATTTAGTAACATCCCCCTGATGATCTGGATGATGTTTTAAAGCAAGAGCTTTATATGTTGATTTGATTTGTTTAAGAGTTATTTCTTTGATTTTTTTTATTTTAAACAGTTTGAAGTAGTCACTAGTATTAACAGTTCCCATCTTGAACCTCAAATATTTCATTGCAGATTGGACACATTATATCATAAGACCATTCAGCAGCATTATAGCAATCCATTGAAAATACCTTTTCAAATTTATAATTAAAAATATTTTGAATTGGATATGCTACTACTTCAGGACAATCACATTTTTCTTCAATGCTTTCCCAATTTATTTCTGCATGTTGTTTTGAAGTTTCAATAACCTGTTTTTCTATACATACAGTAGTATGTTTTTTGACTTTAATTGTTTCAGGTAGAACATCCCTATCAGGATCATGTTCCCATCCACAATTAGGACAGTTATCATATCCTTCTGGTTTGAATTCACATACATCACATTGCCAATCAGCAATATTTGCCTTTGATGGATTTATCATTGGGTCTAAAGTATGTGGAGTCAATAGTTCACAATTATCACAATATTTATATCCTTCTGGAATGTTTTTAACATAGGGATGAGCTTTTTTTTCCTTGCATATGAATTCGAATATATGTTCTTCAAATGTTTTATCGTTTTCCATTTTCGGTAAACTTTCTTGCTGAAGCAAAAGCATCAATAACTTTTTCTTCTAGCATTTGTCTTGTAGGATATGGTTCAACAATTACATGAGATATTTCAGAGCAGAGAACCCCAAGGAATTCATCAACTCTATCACTCCCAATACCTTTAGTTGATTCAAGAAGTTGTTTTGAAATATTGGATGCTCTTTCCCAATGACTCATCTAATCTTTCCCCTTTTTTTATCAATATATTTTTTTGCCAGTGGATTGAATCTAATAAAAGCTTCACCGTTTACACAAATCCATATTCGACCATCTTTAGCAATTTGAATTCCTAAATCATATATTCCAGATTCAACTTTTTTTTCAATGGTCAATAATCCTTCTTGATGAATTTCAGGTATTTCCGGTAATTTTTTCATTGCCTATTATTTCACATTTGGGTATAAATGTCAAGTTTTATTTTAGGGTAAATCTTCAATAATTACAATACTTTCGTCTTCTTTTTTTGAATTACTCTAAGGAGCTAGCCCCCCTTATCTCCTAGCTCCCCCCATTCGTCAATGGGTATCGGGGAATTTAAGGTCACAAACACATTTTTTACACTCTCCTTTATGGTTAACTAACTGGTTATAGGTTCCACTTAGAAACGAGCACAAGAAGGACAACAATCATCATCATCTTTCATGATCGGTATATACATTTGCCTACAACCCGTACACATTTTCTTGCTGGCATCATTAATATCAACACCCCAATGATTGAATAGGTCAGTATAAAATTTATCTTCTTCAGCTTCATCTTCTTCATCTTCTTCAGCTTCCCATTTTACTTCTTCCCAACCAACTGAAGCACACAACCAAACTTTACCATTTTCATCTTCAACTACATCACCGACTGAAGTTGAACGGGATTCTTTGACCATTTCAACTTCTTCATTTTCCCACCAAGCTACATCTATATGGTTAGTCAATCTAAAGGTTTCACCAAGAGCATCAGTATTAACTAAAGCAACCAGTTCATAATCATCTTTTTTAGGAATATATCCTTCAGTATTAAAATGAAGGTTACTATTTAATACCCATGATTTCGTATGATATACTTTAAATTCACTCATTTTATTTTTTCCTTTTTTTATGTTGTCGTTTGTTGTCATGCCATAGTATATAGCAAGTCATATGCCAACTTATGAAAAAGTATGAAAAAATAAAAAAAAGTTTTAAATGTTTGAATTTACTACGGATATTATGAGAACAGAAAAAACTAACTCACATAATAAAAATAAAAAAGACTTCTAAAATGCCGTAAATTGTCAGTAGGTGACAATTTTGGGTATTTATGTGGATGTTTCAAATAAATCTTGTATATCTTTGTGATATGATATAGTTCTATTTTTAGATATATATTTATGTGGATGTTTTAACTTAATGGTTTCTAATGTAACTTTATCACCCCATAGAAAGGCAATATGATCTAATGTTTTTTGAGCATACTCTATATCCAAGTCTGCTCCAATATGCTCATGTTTGGCTAATAGTTCACCTTTATCTTCATAATTACCATCTCTTATGAAAACTTTAGGGATTCCACTATGAGAAAAGCTTTTAACGATAATATTTTTTAGTTCATCTGCTTTTTTATCTGTTATAACTAGCTGTTCAAAGAAAACATTACCTTGTTTTACATATAAATAAAGCTTAAGCTTTTTAATAAGGTCATTTGTGAGAAAATTGCTCATAAACATCCAATCATTAGATGTTCTCATAACTTTGAACATTTTTTCTCTGCCCTTCATGTCTTTATTATCGAATTTCAATTTTTCTTCATGGTCTTCAATTAGATTCCAATCATTTCCATGTTGCCCTTTATCCCATCTTCTTACAATGTCTTCCCATACTTCACATCCGATTAAATAAGGATTCATTGAAAATGGATTTTTGGCTTTTACTAAGGAATTGCAATAATTTGATTCTGCATGTTCATCATCATTTAAAAATTTTTCCCTGAAAAGTTGTCTTAAAATAACTTCATGCCAATAAGTAGCAAACCCCTCATTCATATATTTTGTTTTGATCATAGGCCAATAGTATTTACCCATTGATCTAATTATCTCAAGTACATCCTTTTGCCAATCTGCAAGACTCCTTGAGTTATCAATTAGATATCTTAAAAGGTCTTCAGTCGGTTCAATAGGAGTCTTGTTTTTTAGATTCATATAAAGATTCTGATTCCATTTTTCTCTATCAATATGAATCTGTGTATCATCTTCAAAAAAATCAGAATATTCTGTATTGGTTTTATCATGTTTCCTTTTTTTCATTTTTTCAAAGATTCTTTTCAGCTTATCATCTTCGGTTTCTTCTGTTAACCAAGGATTTGAATGAAGCATAATGGAATGCCCTGCATCAACTGTCTTTTCCACTATATCAACTCCATATGTTCTCTCATATTCTTCAAATCTTTGAGAAGCTATTGAAAGCCTAGTAGCTATATCAGAATCAGCTTCAATGAAGTTTTGGTTCATCGTAAAAAAAGCAACATGAGCAACTACATGACTTAAGATCAAAGATTGTACAGCTATAGTATTGTCCTTCATCAGATATGCCCTTGAAGGATCAGTGTGAACTACTACCTCATAGGGCAATCCTGCTCCCATTTTTTCATAGATGGTTCTTGTTTTCTCATAGTCTCTACCAAATTTCCAGTTAGAAATCTGCCCTGGCATTCCATAAGCCATAATTTCAAACATTTTTTCTTTTGGAACAATATCAAACTCAATATCACAAAATATAAGACCATTCTCACTTGCAATCTCATAAACCCTTTTTTCGATTTTCTGTAATCGTTTTAGCTCAACATTAATCATTTATATTCCTTTCTTTTCTTCATTCATGCCTAGCATGAATTGCAAGCAAGGCCAAATATGAGATTTATCCTTAATAACTGATAGCAAGAATCTATGGTTTCTGTTGATCCAAAATTTTCCATTCTTAGATAGAGTACTTTGTTGAAACTTCCATTTTTTCTTGATTTCGGGAAGTAAACTAGAAAAACCATAATCATAATCTGGATTAGGTTTGATTTCAACATAGCTTAACATATTTATTTTCTTTAAAATCATATCTTCTATTCCTGAAATAGCTCTTAATGGTTCCCAATCTTCTCCATCGGAACAGTAGATAGTATAAATATTCCATTCATCAAGTGGATATTCGGTATCTATAATATAATTTGCTTTTCTAAAAGCAGATTCTCCTAAAGTTCCCCCTGTTTCACCACCATGAAAAAATGTATCTTCATCAACCTCTCTAGCTGTTTCAGTATGTTGAATAAATCTAATTTCTACAGCTTCATATTGTTTTCTTAACCATGAGACCATCCAAAATAAAAGACTTTTCATAAGATATTTTTTATCAGGAGTCATAGACCCTGATACATCCATAAGAGCAAAAACAACAGCTTTAGAACAGATTTCAATATCTTCTTCAATCTGCTTATATCTTAAATCATCATCATGAATAAGAAATCCTGAACCTTCATTTTCTATATTCAGTTCTCCATTAATGATGATCTTGATTGCATTTTCAATATCCCCTTTGGATTGATATAGTGCTTTACCTGCATCTTCATAAGAGCACTTTGTTTGTTCCATTATTTCTTGGATAAAAAGGACGTTTCTTTTTATTGCTTCCTTCATCGTCCTTTTTTTATGGATTCTTGAATAGACTCCCTTTTTTGAAATAGCTTCAAATTTCCATCCTTTAGGAATTTCAATAGCATTTTTCTTTTTTGGATCAAGCCAAGGCAACCCCAAGTCTTCAAACATAACATCCAATAGATAATCAACATCAACTTCAGCTTCCATATCTTGATTAGAAATACCACCTTCACCCTTGCCTTGTCTTCTTCCAATTATATCCCCTGCTTTACCATCACCTTGACCAAGACCACCACCTTTTCCACCATAAATAAATTTGTAGTCTTTTAATCCTCTTACGGGAACACGAACTTTCTTCTTTCCTTGAGTAGTTATAATGGATTCATTGCCTATGACATTCCTTACATTTTTTCTGATAGCTTCGTCAATTTTATGTTGGTGACGTTTAGCATCTTTCAAACCTTTTTTTATTTCCCAATCGTCATGATAGACAATAGACATTTATTATCCTTTCATCCTGCCATTCTTTTTTCTTCTAATATGTCTTGTGTAACCTTCCAAAATTTAGAATTTTCAACAGTAGGAAATCTACTTGGTTTAATTACTTTAGAATCATAAGAGTAATATTTTTTCTTTGGTTTAATATTAATAAATCTATTCAATGCTATTAACTGTTCTACTTCATCATTACTAATCAATCCTTCCATATACAGATCAATGATTTTTTGTTGAAGCTCATAAAAAATTCCTTCATTGCTCATTTAATGTTTCACATCCTTAGTTCTCCCTTCTCAAAATTTCTCCGACAAAACCAAGTAGTTGTTTTGCACAATGATCACAATAACCTTTATCCCTTAAGGTTTTAAGTGCTTTGTTTCTTCTTTGTTTTATTTTAGGAGAAGTGGAAACTGTATTAGCAATTGAAAGAGTAACAACATTTTTAAGATCATTCATCAATTTTTTTTCGATTGCTTCTTTTAAAGGTTTATAAGTATTCCAAGACCATTTTTTGCCTTCTTCTAATGTATCTGATTTGTAGACATATATATGCTTTCTGAATTCCCTTCTTGATTCATTGGGAACGGGAATTAATTCTTCAATTGCTCTCATAATAGCTTCATCGGGTTCTCTATGCTCCCCTGTAATCTCATCATAAACAGTTTCCTCTTTACAGAAGGCTTTACAATTTATATCATATCTCATAAAAAGCTCATCAGCTTGATCATCAAAGGCATGAATAAAAGCTTTACTTACTTCTTTTTTGGCAAACTCTTTATATTCAGAAGCAACTGATTCCTCTTTACTGATAAGCAGATTCATATAGGTTTCTTTATCTTTTTCCTGTCCACCAATATGATGTTCAAAGTTATCCCTTAAAGCTCTAATCATATCAAGAGCAGTAATGCATCCTTGATATTCATTGCCTGTATCAACATTTTCTTTCTGACCTAGACAAATATTAATGGCATTAATAATAAATCTTGGAGAAATACCGGACATACACTCTCCATTTTTTCTTCCTTCTTCCCTGATAGCTTTAACGTCTTTATCTTTTCCTTTGGTGAATTCTTCAAGATATTCATCATTGTAAAGCTTCATTTTCTTGATCAGGTTGATTTTATTAGAAGGATATAGCCTAGTCAATATCTGTCTCTTATACACATCTGACGCTGCCGACGAGCGATCTAGTGTAGATCTCGGTGG